ACCATAGGGACAAACCCTAATAAAGTACAATTATTTCAAATTATTTTATGGGGATGACATGGCAAGGCCGTCAACACCACAAACCCGATACTTTCAACGACAACTGACAGCCCCTGAAAAACTGATACTTTTAGCGGCTGGTGAGGGTAATTTGATAAAGGGTTTTGCGAATGTCCTGGCACTGTATCAGGAAGCTCACAATCAAGGGTATCGCCCTGACGTGGAAACGGGTTATTTAAAAATAGGTCGCGCAACAACAGACAGCCCCGATACAAGTGAACCAGTAAGGGATAAGACAAGTAACGTATAGACAAACACAATGACAAACAATAAAACAAGTACCCTGAAAAAGCAGCCGCAGTGTCTCACGCACTCAATCTAAATGAGAATCATTCGCATCTAGGGTAAACCCTAACCTGTATAGATAAACAGTACTGGCTGCTTGTACAGTAGTAGAAACCCTTAGGTAGAAACCCTAGTAGGGTAAACGATAGGTAGTGAGATGATGGGGGGGGAGGGGGTAGGTGGGGTTGGTAGATATTTGTGGTACACCCTATCCTTAGAAAAAGCCAAAATGAACTAATCCATTCCAAGGAGGAGAAAATGGAAAAAAGAGGAAGAGGAAGACCCAAGGGAAGCGTCAAGATGACCATACAGAGGTTTGCTGACAATCCGCCCTTGGTACTACCTAAGACAGACCATCAACGTCTGAAGGAGCTTAAAGAGCTAATGATTAGGAGTGGGGGTAAGGATGTTGCTCAGAAAGTCATAGAGATAGCCCTTAATGATGAGCATCCCCATCAATTAGTAGCTTTGAAGATGTGTTTAGATAGGACTCTACCTGTGAGCATGTTTGAGAAGGATAAGTCTCAAAGGAGTGCTGTAACCATCAATATCACTGGATTGGGACAAGAACCGACCATTGTTGAGCAAGCAGAAGATGTAGAGGCTAAATATGGCTGATTTAAACTTTAGTCTACTTCCTTGGCAACAAGAGGTCTTTGCTGACAAAACAAGGTTCAAGGTTGTGGCTGCTGGGCGTAGGTGCGGTAAGTCACGTATGGCGGCAGTTACACTGTTGATAGAAGGACTCAAGTGTCCACAAGGCTCTGCGGTTCTCTACGTTAGTCCCACTATGGGGCAATCAAGACAGATCATCTGGGATTTACTGTTAGACCTTGGTAGAGATGTTATACAGAACTCCCACGTAAACAACCTAGACATTACCCTGATAAACGGGGCTAGGATATACGTTAGGGGTGCGGATAGACCTGATACGCTTCGTGGAGTCTCTTTAACTTACGCTGTACTAGATGAGGTAGCAGACATTAAACCAGAGGCTTGGGAACAGGTTATACGGGCTTCTCTGTCAGACAAGAAGGGTAGAGCCTTGTTTATTGGCACTCCAAAGGGTAGAAACTGGTTTCACGATACCTTTAAGCTAGGTGAGAGTGGAGAGGACTCAGATTGGAAGAGTTGGCACTTTACGACTGCTGATAACCCTTTGATCGACCCATCTGAGATAGAAAGTGCTAAAAAGACCCTGAGCACCTTTGCTTTTAAGCAAGAGTTCATGGCTTCCTTCTCCAATGCGGGATCGGACGTTTTTAAAGAGGAATGGGTTAAGTTTGGTGAAAGACCTAATAAGGGGTCGTTCTATATCTCTGTTGACCTAGCGGGGTTCGAGGAAGTTGCTAAACAGGCGGGTAACGCTAAGAAGAGACTAGATGAGTCCGCTATCTGCGTAGTGTATGTAACAGAGGATGGGAAGTGGTTTGTTGAGAAGATTATCCACGGAAGATGGGATATTAGAACGACTGCTGTGAACATCTTGATGGCTATTAGGGACTACAAGCCTTTGAGTATTGGGATTGAGAGGGGAGCGTTAAAGAACGCTGTTTTGCCCTATTTGAGCGACTTAATGAGAAAAAGTAACATCTATGCCCATATTATTGATTTAACGCATGGGAATAGGAAAAAAGCAGATAGAATTATCTGGGCATTGCAAGGAAGGTTTGAACATGGCAGAATCACGCTTAATTCGGAAGAGAATTGGGATGATTTTGTTGACCAACTTCTAATGTTCCCCGCACAGGGAGTTCACGATGACCTTCCTGATGCGCTTAGTTATATTGATCAGTTGGCTGTAACTTCATACTTTCAAGAAGATGAAGAAGATGAATGGCAACCGATAGACATCATATCAGGGGTTTGAGCATGGAATTTCAAGAGCCAACAGATTCAGACAAAGAGATAGTTCAATTCGTTGTCAACCATTGTGATAGATGGAGAGACTGGAGAAACACTAATTACTTATCTGATTGGCTGGAGTACGAGCGCATCTTTACGGGTGAGTGGGATATTCAAGACAAGACCCGAGACTCCGAGAGAAGCCGTATTGTCACACCCGCTACCCAACAAGCCGTAGAAACCCGTCACGCTGAGATCATCGAGGCTATCTTTGGTCAGGGTGAGTTCTTTGACATTGAAGATGATATTCGTGATGTCAACAACAATCCTTTAGATGTAGCCGCTATCAAGGCTCAACTGATGGAAGACTTCAAAGTAGACAAGATTCGTAAGTCTATCGACCAGATTGAGCTGATGGCAGAAATCTATGGTACTGGCATTGGTGAGATTGTTGTCAAAACAGAGAAGATTTACGTTCCTTCTACCCAACCAATACCTGGTCAAGTCGGTCAAGCCGCTATTGGTGTGATGGAAAAGGACAGGATTGCCGTCAAGATTGTTCCTGTTAACCCTAAGAACTTCTTGTTCGACCCCAATGGGACTTCTATTGATGACTGCATGGGTGTGGCTGTTGAGAAATATGTCTCTATCCACAAAATTGTTAAAGGCCAAGAAGAAGGTATCTATCGTAAGGTAGCTATCGGTACTGACTCAGAAGACACAGACTTAGAGCCTACCCAAGAGGTAAGCCAGTTCCAAGACGATAAAGTTAAACTTTTGACTTACTACGGCTTAGTCCCTAGAGAGTACATTGAGCAACTAGAGAATGAAGAAGAAGTAGAAGACTTGTTCCCTGAAGACTCTATCCAAGATGACTATTCTGACTTGGTAGAGGCTATTATCGTTATCGCCAACGATGGTGTTCTCTTAAAAGCAGAGAAGAACCCATACATGATGAAAGATAGGCCGATTCTGGCTTATCAAGACGATACAGTTCCTAACAGACTACTCGGTAGAGGTACTGTAGAGAAGGCTTACAACTCTCAAAAGGCTATTGACGCACAGATTCGTTCACATTTGGACTCTCTGGCGTTGACTACAAGCCCTATGATTGCAATGGATGCCACGAGACTTCCACGAGGTGCTAAGTTTGAGGTAAAGCCAGGCAAGGCAATCCTGACAAACGGCAACCCCGCAGAGATTTTGTTCCCCTTCAAGTTCGGAAATACCGATTCTGGGAACATAACAACTGCCAAAGAGTTCGAAAGAATGCTTTTACAAGCTACTGGTACTCTTGATTCACAGGGAATGGTCTCTGCTGTGTCTAGGGACTCCAATCAAGGCGGTATCTCAATGGCTGTGGCTTCTATTATCAAGAAGTACAAGCGTACATTGGTGAACTTTCAAGAGGATTTCTTGATTCCTTTCATCAACAAGGCTGCCTTTCGGTATATGCAGTTCGACCCTGAGAGGTATCCTACTGTTGACATGAAGTTTATTCCGACTGCTGCTTTAGGGATCATCGCTCGTGAGCATGAACAACAACAGTTCATCTCCTTACTCCAGACTCTTGGCCCTAACACGCCTGTTTTACCTGTCATTCTTAAAGGAATCATGGCTAACTCATCTTTGTCTAACAGATATGAGTTGATTCAGATGTTGGACGAGATGTCTAAGCCTGATCCACAAGCACAGCAGATGCAACAAGCACAGGCTCAGTTGGCTATGCAGTCGGCTCAAGCTCAGATTGCAGTACAGACTACCCAAGCAGAACAAAATCGTGCTGAAGCGCAAAAATTGATGACTGAAGCGCAATTATTGCCTCAAGAACTACAGGCTAAGGTACTTTCTAGTACAACCAAAAACCTTCCTACGGGTGGAGAGCCTGCTGAGTTTGACAAGCGGGTAAAGATTGCTGAGTTGATGCTTAAAGAAGCTGACATTAAGAACAAATCTAAGATTGTTGAGATGCAGATGTCGGATAAGATGGAGAAAGCGTTTCTTGATCGCATCACTTCGGAATTGAAATAATGGAACTGCTGAAAAACCTTGAAGGAATGTCTGCTGATGAGCAGATGAGTGCCGTTGTGGAGCTTCAAAAAGCCGCCATGAAGACGCTAGAAGAGCAAAAACAAGCCTCTATCGGTAAGAGTGCCGAGATGGTCATTCAAGGTTTAAAGAAGATTAAAGCCGACTTTGAAGCCAAGTTTGACTCTCTAAACTACGACATTCAGACCAAAGTTGCTAACCTGAAAGACGGACAACAAGGAATACAAGGTCAAAAGGGTGAGCAAGGCGACCGAGGACTAGATGGTGCTCAAGGAAGAGATGGAAAGTCTGGTCTTGATGGTAAAGACGGACTAGACGGAAAAGACGGGATTAGCGTCCAAGATGCCAAGATTGACTTTGATGGCAGTCTAGTTATTACTCTTTCTGATGGCAGAGAAATCAACGTAGGCGAGGTAGTTCCTGTTGATGTTGCTCAGACAATCCACAAGATTCAGAGTGGATCAGGTGGTGACTCACAGACAACTTTAAACGCCATTGCCGCCCTACAAGCCACGATTGCCACTTATGGCACGATGGCAACACAGAACGCTAATAACGTAGCCATTACAGGCGGCACAATCAACGGCACAACGCTTGGAGCAACAACCCCTGCTACGGGTGTGTTTACGACGCTTACTGCTCAGACAGAAGTGTTAAAGGGTACTGGGCAGAATTTACTGTTGCAATCGCAGACTTTTAACACAACTTGGACAACCTCTGCCACAACTTTAACAGGCTCACAGTCTGACCCATTAAGTGGAAGTACAGCATTTAAATTAACAGCCTCTGCGACAACAGCACAACATTTTTTGTTTCAGTTTTTACCAACTGCAAATTCAATAAGTGGAGTAACTTACACTGTTTCTATTTATGCAAAACCATCAGGTTACAACTTTTTACACTTGCAATATGGTAATGCTGGTCAAGGTGCTTATTTTAATTTATCAACTGGTGCAATAGTTTCAAACGGCTCAGGCATAACTTCTACAATAACTGCCGCTGGAAATGGTTATTACAGATGTTCAATAACCACAACAACAACATCAGCATCTTATTTAGTTAATGTATTTCCAAGTCCTGACGGAATCAACAATAACTATACTGGAGATGGCACAAGTGGTATTCTAATTTGGGGCGCACAAGCAGAATTTGGAACAGTTACCAATACCTATAATGTAACTACAACATCTATTGTTTACGGAACTCCTACCCTATCTTTTTCAGGTGTATCCACAATAGGATTACAGTCTGATGGTTCTCTGTATGTCCAACCTGCGGGTACTGGTGCATTACAAGCACAAGCCACTACATCATCTGCTACTGGTGGTAATGCTCGGGGTGCTAATGCTGTTGATTGGCAGACAAGTAGGAATAATGCCGCAATGGTGGCAAGTGGAACTAACTCAACTATTGGTGGCGGGAATCTTAATAGGTCATCATCAACTTATACAGTTGTAGCAGGTGGAAACAGTAATACTGCATCAGCGTTTGGTTCTGCTCTTGTTGGTGGAAATACAAATACTTCATCGGGTGCTTATTCTTTTGTTGGAGCTGGCGAGGGAAATGTTGCTAGTAATTATCCAAGTGCCATTGTTGCGGGTTCATACAATACTGCCGCAGGTCATTGGAATTTTATTGGTGGAGGCTTTACCAATTCAGGTACATCTGGTTCAGCAGTAACTACACAAAGTTCCACAATGAACGGCACTACAGCCGTTACGCTTGCCGCATCCAACGCCAACATTAAAGTCGGTCAGTACATCACAGGAACAAGCATAGCCTCAGACACCTATGTAGCCGCAATCAGTGGCACATCACTCACCCTGTCTAAGGTAGCAAGCGGTTCATCAACATCAACCCTATCCTTTTTTACCCCTCATGGAGTAGTAGTAGGAGGAGGTAACAATCAGGCAACTGGAAGTTACAGTTTCATTGGGGGCGGAGGCGATGCTGGTACTGCGGCTAATCGTAATGTGGCTAGTGGAGGTTGGTCAACAGTTGGTGGTGGAGCTAGAAACACAGCATCAGGTAATGGCTCGTTTATTGGCGGTGGTGGAACAACTGGGACGACTTTTTTTCCAAGCACAGCAAGTGGTAGTTTTTCAGTTATTGGTGGTGGAGCAAACCAACTAGCAACCAACGATGGTACGTTTGTGGGTGGTGGATTTGGAAACAATGCTAATGGAGATTATTCTGTTGTTAACGGGGGTGTGTATGGAACAACACGTTCTATAACAGGAAATCATGTTTATTCTGCTTGTAATCAACCAATATCAGGTGCATTGGGCGTTTCTCAATCTGCATTGTTAATTCTTGGCACTCAAACTACTGATGCAACTGCAACTGTATTGCGTTCTACTTCAGCCTCCGCATCAGGCACAAACCAGATTATCCTACCCAACAACTCTGCTTACACTTTCAGAGGTGAAATAGTCTCAGGTGTTACAGGCGGTGGCAACACAAAAGGATGGACTATTGAGGGTGTCATCAAGCGTGGTGCTAATGCCGCCAGTACAGCCCTAGTAGGAACACCAACAGTCACCTCAACATACGCAGATGCAGGGGCATCCACTTGGGTGATAGCAGTTACAGCAGATACTACCAATGGCGGGTTGGCAGTTACATTCACAGGGCAAGCAGCTACTACAATTAGGACTGTTTGCCAAATCCGCACAACCGAAATGACATACTAACAGGGGAATCTATGAAACTTGAATTATCAGATGACGAAGTAAAATTCATCATGGACGTTTTGGGGGAACTGCCCTCTAAAACAGGTGCTTTTCTGGTGATGAACAACATTGCCAAACAGCAACAAGAAGCCGCTCAATTTGAGCAAGTCAAGGCGCAAGCCACAACTCAGGAGTAATCATGGCATTTGTATGGACAATCAATTCGCTTCAGGTCATGAACACGCCTGAGCCGCAAACTGTAGTGATGAGCAATTTCACGATTGCCAAGGACGGACAACAGGTCAACTACTCGGTCAACTTGCTACCTGCAAACCCCGATGACTTTACCCCGTTTGACCAAATCACGCAGGCACAAGCCTTAGCGTGGACACAAGCTGCCCTTGGCCCAGAGCGTGTAACGAACATGGAAACCGAAGTTGATTTCCTAATTGCTCAAGCCGCTATTCCTACACCCCAACCCACCCCTTTACCTTGGAACTAAAATCATGGCACTTAAAATCACAGCAGTAAACAACACAAACGGCCAAGCTGAAACTCAGGCTTATGCCCGTATCACCAACTTTTTTGGTACAAAAGACCAAATCCAAGTACAAGTGGAAATCCACGCCACGGAAGAAGCCCGTAAAGCGGGATGGCCTTCTATCCAACAACAGGCTCATTACATCAACATGGAAGACCTAGAGGGTGATTTAATCCCCGCTATGTATGGTGTTCTGAAGACTTTTACGCAGTACGTTGGTTCTGAAGACGTATGACCCCTGAACTACAGAAGTATTACGAAGCTCGTTTTGAGATGATGTCTACCCAAGGGTGGAAAGATTTAGTAGAAGATATTGACAAAATAATAGTATCTTTGAATAATATCTCTGTAGTTTCTGATGAGAAAGACCTACAATTCAAAAAAGG